CAACGCCCCAAAGAAAAGGGCCTGGATTGCGCCAGGCCCTTGATCTCTTCGACTTTCGGGTGGTGGGTGCTGACGGTCTCGAACCGCCGACCTGCGCCGTGTAAAGGCGAAGATTCTTTCACTACATCAACACCTTAGTGCCCACGTCGCCCAAAGCTGCCACCGAACAAACAAACGCGAACTATTCGAGCACTTCTATGCTGTCAATCCGACAGTGAGTATTGCGTTAGCTGGGCCACACTCGCAAGCATCCGCTCACGTGCCTTGGTGGCTTCCTCAGCCTCTCGCGCCATCTCCGCCTCAGCGTTCGCAATCTGGCGCACGATGTTCCTCACGGCACCGGCGTTGAGAGGCGGGTTTTGGTTTCCAAGACCTGCGGGCACCCTTATGCGCAAAATGTTATTTGCTGCCGTGATCGTGATGTTCGCGGGGTTATAACGCTCGAGAGCACCCTCAACCGGAAGGCAGTCAACGTTGAAGGCAACGTCATGAATGGACTGGGTGTGCTCACGGTTGACCGATAGGATCTGCATGCTCTGCTTCGAAAAGTTTGGATGTTGCAGTATGCACGCGACCCCGTCTCACGCTTCCGCTCAGGGTACTGTATATTTGATCAGTGCTTTGTACTGTCTATATCTGCCGCAGAAACGGCGAGAAACTTCCCCCGGACCTCGTTCGGACCCGCCCGAATATCGGGTGGATCGTCGTCGACCGCGACCCGCGCACGGCAGCCCCTCGCGAGATGGCGCGGTTGGTCAGGAACGAGAAGCTCGACGTCGACGTGATTCCGCCGATCATCAACGTGCGGGTGCGCATCAAGCTCAATGGGTTGTTGATCTCAGGGGAGGAAGAAGAGCCGGGCCGCGAGGCGCGCAAGGTGCGCCAGACATGGTGGTGCCGCCTCGGGGCGTTTGACGATCTCTCGGCGGCGTGATGCGCGTGCACGTCGAACTGCGGCAGCGCATCAGAGGATTCATTCCGCGGTATGCGAAACAGCCAGGCTTTCGGGGCGAGCTGATCTTCTTGAAACGCGAAGAACAAGCCGTTGAACGGCGACTATTGCGAGTGGCGGTCGAGCCCGAGCAGGGCTACCCGAAGGTCTATCCACCCTGCCCCGAGCTTTATGACCCCGTGCTGACCCGCATCCTTGGCGACGAGATCCGTTTCACTGGCACCGCGGTGTTCGAGGATGGGATCTGGCGGCCGCAGGAGTGGGACATCATCATCTTGAGCGACCCCTACCGCAAGACCTTCCCGCCGCGGTAAGGGCGGTCTACCATCCGACCATGACTGAAAACGAAGACGAAGACCCTGTCGGCGAACAGCATGCGCCGGCGCGCGATCCGCACGACGCATTCCGCGCGATCGCGGAGCGCGTCGGCCTGGTCGAAGCCGGCGAGCAGCTCGACCCACGCCTCCTGGCATTTGCTACTGGCGTGGTCGACCTGTGCGCCACCATCGGCGACGCATACGGCGACGAAGATGCCGGCGGCAACGCTGGCGAGCACATCCGGGCAGTGCTGTACGACTGAAGCCGCTTGCCCTGCCTGGTCAGAACAGTCCGGCCGGTTCGCTGGCCACGTCCCAGCTGAAGATCAGCAACTCCTGCCGATCGACGGCTTTGTGGCCACCTCCAACCTGGTACGCGATGTCCAGCGATTCTGTGTGGAATGAAGCGAAGCAACGCCGCACATCCGGGTGATCGTTGATGCTCAGGATCGCTTTGCCACGGATCGTCTTCATGGTGCTGGCCAGCGCCTCGTATTCGGCCCACGGGAACGGCACGCCGTAGCCCGCGGTCTGCCAGTACGGCGGGTCCAGGTAGAACAGCGTGTGCGGTCGGTCGTAGCGACGCATGCACTCACGCCAGTCGAGCTGCTCGATGAACGTGCTGGCCAGGCGCAAATGCGCGGCGCTCAGTTGCTCCTCTATGCGCAGCAGATTCACCGGCGGCGCCGTTGTCGCAGTGCCCCAGGTCTGCCCCTCGACCTTTCCCCCAAAGGCGTGGTGCTGGAGGTAGAAGAACCGGGCGGCACGCTGAATGTCCGTCATGCCAGGTGGCGGCGTGTCCTGCAGCCACTTGAACATTTGCCGGCTGGACAGCGACCACTTGAACTGCCGCACGAACTCCTCGAGGTGGTTTTGCACCACCCGGTAGAGGTTGACGATCTCGCCGTTGACGTCGTTGATGACCTCGACGTCAGCCGGTGGCCGGAGGAAATAGAGGGCGGCGCCACCGGCGAAAACCTCCACGTAACAGGTATGCGCTGGGAAGCGCGGAATGATGATGTCGGCGAGCCGACGCTTGCCCCCCATCCAGGGGACGATAGGTGTTGCCATTGATGGGCTCCAGATTGGACCTGTAACGGTCGTTTACACTCGGCCCGCCTGTACAGGTGGCAGGGCCTCGGCTGGGCTCACAGGCACGTTCTGTGGTTCCGGTGGCTCGACACGGTGCTCTAACACCGTGCCGGGTCGTCCTGTCTTTATTTCTTAAGCGGCGCTGTGCACTCCGACAGCGCCGCTTTCAGCTCGAGCTCGTACCCTTCGCGGATCTCGATCTCGGCTTGCGAGGCTGCGACGTATCGATCGATGTCGGTGCCAGGCCGCAGCGCTTCGGTTGGCATGGCCGGGCGCGTCGGCTCTTCAGCCTGGCATGCCACGGGCACAGGCACCTTGATCTGTTGCAGCTGCGTCCCGCACCCGGCGAGCAGCAGGGACAGTGCGGCCGCGATGTGGCGTGGTGCTTTCATGGCGTGGTCCTCCCACTCAGCCAATCGTCGATGCGCACACGTGCGCTGCCGCAGTCATCGCCCGGCAGCGCCGGCGGCGTGGTGAGGATCACGTTGGCGCGATCGCCCTTCGCCTTCGCCGCCTTGCGCGCGGCGGCCTGGGCCACCTTGGCTTCCGCCCCGCGCTTGTCGGCCAGCTCGCGGAGATCCTCGGTGGCGTCGCTGCACGCCGTAGCCGTACCGCGGGCGTTGTCGCGCTCGACGGTGGCGGTGGCCAGGTCATCCCGGGCACCGAGCCAGGCCCAGCCGATGGAGGCATTCCCGGCCACGCTCAAGGCAAGCGCGATCGCCAGGCCCATGATGATCGGGTTCATACCGGCTTGATGCCCGATTCAATGCCGCGGTTGCTGATCGTGATGATGCGATTCACGGCATTCGCCTGCGGTCGGCTGCTGACGTGCACCCAGGAGCCGAACTCATGAATGAGCTGCCCGATGCCCAGCTGGCTGACCAGCGGCGCCAGGGCGCGTGCGACCTCATACGGCGTGCCGAATGCCGGCGCCTTGAAGTCCACGGCCATGGCGCGAGGGTGATCGCTCTTCGGATCGCTGCCGATCGCGGCATTCAACGCCGGCGACCGATAGCCACTTGTCACGATGATGGGCACCGGGCGGCCTGCGAGGCGGGCCAGCTCGGCGCGGATGCGTTCCATCAGTTCACACGTCTGCACTGCAGTGCCCTGGAGCGCGGGCGGCAAGGTGTTGTCGATGCGCCTGCGAGTCGCGGTCTCACTGGCGGTGAACTCCTCGAGCGAAAAGTGTGGGGTCAGATTCATGACGGGCTCCGATCGTTGAGCGGCGCGGCCGCGGGGATGGGTGGGTCTTCGGCCGCGCCGGCGCGGGCCTTGGCGTTCTCGCCGTCGAGCCGGTTACGCGCAAGGCGCGCGGCCTGGACGAACACGGCGGCGCCTGCCCAACCTGCGACCAGAACGCCGAAGAAGCGGATCTCGCGCGTCACCGTGCCGGGCCACTTCGACTCAACGGCGATCATTGCCAGGTAGACGAAGCCGCCGGCGAGGAACGCAATGACCAGGTCCTTGCGCGATTCACGCAGCACCTGGAACACGGGCCGGCTGTCGTTGGCAAGCGCGAAGATGGTCTTCAGCGCACCACCGCACAGCCCGCCGACGGCCGCGGTCAGAAGCGATTCGTAGTCGAACAGGCGGACCTCCTGTGCAAATGTCGCCGCGTATGCGATCCGCGTGGCCACGCACAGCCACAGCAACATCAGGAGATGGACGGCAATCTTGTGCTTCATGGGTGCGCCAACCGATAGAGAGAGCGCAGCAGCTGCGCGTTGAGAGAGATCGCGAAGAGGAAGGCCAACCCGGCTGATTCGACGGCCTGACGCAAGTAGAGCCAGAAGGCAGGCCCGGCATCGACGGGAAGCGTCAGGACCGCCAGATAGGCCCAAGTGAGCATGACAATCGCGGCCGCGAGGGTGGCCGCCTTGCGCGGCCAGCGGGTGCCCAGCGTGCGGGGAAAAAACGTAAGCGCGACCGCGTGAGGCAATGCGAAACAAAGCCCCGCTACGAACATCGACCCGACCAGCCAAGATGCGTGCGAAAGGTTTGCGACCTTGTAGAGCAACGACGGGGACAAGTTAAAGATGTAGGTGATCGGCCCGATCAGATCGTTGATGAAGGACAGCGTGATGTACAGCGAGAGCAGCCGGACCTCGAGGCGATCCTGCTGCTCGGCTGTGGGGAAGACCGCCGTCCGCATGCCGCTCAAGAGCTCTGGGGTGAGGTGGCGGATGTTCATGGCGCGCTGCCGCGGAGAGCGGAAATCGGTGTGTGCATGGATGGTTCGCATCGAGTACAGGAACACCAATTGAGCCAGCGGAAGCCTGTCGCAAATAGGGCAAATTGCGACGAGTTAGAAGCCGCAGGCGTAGACGGTGACTCACCGTCTGGCACCAAGCCAACTTTCTAAGCATCATGCTCAAACACGTCGGCGGCCGTCGCGAACATGGCGAGCGTCGCCAGGTAGGCGTAGGCCTGTGCGAAGACGTCGACGCCCGCCAGACTGAACGGCACGCCCTCGAAGAACACGCAAGCGTCCGCCAACCTGTTGCCGCCGTCCGACGACGCCTCTCGGCTCGTGAAGACCCAAACCTCGAATGACATTGAGTTTTTGTCGGGCGAGATCTGCGGCAGCGTGACGCGGTGGTAGGCATCGACGATGGGGACGGTCTTGTATACGATGGTTTTCTTGAGCGCCATAGCACATTCCTTCCGGGGTCAAGTTGAGAGATGGTTGAGCTGGAGGTGGTCACACAGGAGGGCCAACATCGACCGCGCGTCCAGCCTCGTACCAGAAGCCCCCACGGCGAATGAAGCGGACCGATGTGCTGCGTCCGCTGAGCAGTACGGCGTTTGGCGACGCCCCGCCCTGGAACCGCGCGTTGGCCGGCCACGCGTGCGTCTTGCCGCCTGCAGCGCCGATAAAAACAATGATGAGGGATTGATCCTCATAGCCACCATTAACAGTTACGGCAGTGACGCTGCCATTGAGGGCAAACGACGCCACGTTCACGGTGTCGGCATCCACGACAACAGGTCCGTCTGCTGCCACCGTGGTGTAGACGCCGCTGTCCGCCGTAGCCGACTGCCACTTCCACACCCCCGTATTCCGGAAAAGGGTGTAGATCAGCTTGCGAAAGGACCCGTCGTTGTTTCGCGTCACCTCTTGGACGTTGCTGTCGCCGGATGTGTCGCTTTGGCGGCGCCATACGGCGATGCCGGCCGACTGAAGCTCCGAGATAACACGAGTCGAGGTCGCCGTGCCGTTGTTAGCGATGCCCAGCACCACACCGGTCGATGTATTGGAGCCGGTGACGGCCGCAGCGATCAGACGCTGCAGCTTTGTCCACAGGGTTGTGCCAGAGTTGATCTGGTCTCGGTTGTCGTTGAAGGTCAACGCAACCCGCGTACCAATCGCGGAGCAGCCCGACACTTCGGGCGAAACAGAACCGGTCACATAAATCGGCTGATTTGTGTAGGGCTCGGGCAGGCCAGAAACGGCGTTCACGCGATCGTCAATGATGTGAACCCCCTCGACCTTGAGGTGGCTCACCGTGCCTTGAGCGCCAGGAAACACAGACACGCCAAAGTTCTGTTCAAGGTCAGTGCTCAGAATCTCCGTGACGCCGTCGGCGCGATACTTCGTACCAGGGTTGATGATCGTGCCACCGCGCAAGTGGACATGCCTGGCGCCTGTCACGCCGACTCCCCCTCGCGGGAAGTCCTTGAGCACGAAGCCGATGATCGTCAGGTACTCGGCGTAATCGGTCGGCGCCGGCAGGTTGTCAGAAGGAAAGCCACTTACGTAGATGCCCATTCCATAGATGTTGCTCGGCTGATCTGACGGTCCGCGAAATCCGGTGTCGCCATAGACACCCATGATCGTTCCCCACTTGGGAGCGTCGATAAGCGCCAGCACGCCGCGCCCAACCCGGACGCCAGACACGTTCACCACATTGAAGCGCTTCGGTCCAACGTCATTGGAATTGATAGCACCTGGGGTCGGAAAACCTGCAATCCACAATGCGAAGTATGCGCAGTCTTCGGCATAGATCCCGCTGAAGTCGATCATTCGATTTCCGCGCGAAGCGCTGAAGCCATTGTCGGAACTCTTCCTCGACAGGAGGTTGCGCCCTTGGGCAAGATCACAAAAGATCCAGCCGGCATCCATCGTGTTGTAAGTTTCGCAATTCAGAGCGCGTGCATAGCCCCTCACACCGTCGAGGAGCCATGGCAGACCATGGCACCCTTCGACACGCACACCTTCGAGCGAAATGTCTTCAATTCGCGGCCGACCCACGGTGCCCGGCCGTGCATCGCCTTCAAAGATGAAAGCACTATTCAGCCCTGGACCACTGAAGGATCTGGAACGCCGCGGCCCAGTCACGTCATCGATCGCGGTACCTGCGACCGTGAAGTTTTTGAAGGTAAGCTGTCCGGCGTCGGTAGAGGCCCAGAACAGCGACTGAACTGGCGCATCGATACCGTTCACGAAGAATCTCGTAGCGTCGCCACCTGCCCCTTCAATCACGAGCTTTTTCGCACCACCCAAGTCGGCCCGACGAGAGTAGTTGTACAGCTTGCGCATTGCGAGCACGCGCGAAATATTGAACTCGATGGCAGCGGCGATCGCGCGATCCAAAGCATCGCTATCGTCGAAATCTTCAGGGCGCCGAAAGTCGTCGATCGTTAAGAAGTCGCGCAGCTTGCGGCCGACGTCGTAGACGATTGCTTCCAAACCCTCGGCCTGGAAGCCGATCCTGAAGGCCCCGCCGGAGGAAGCGAACGCAGCCGAGTCGATGTTTGGGATCACCCAGCCTCCACCCGAACGCAGATGCTCAACTGCCTGCAAGCCGGAGCCAAGGTCCACGAGCACGCTGCATTTGTCGCCTTCAGCGGACGGCAGGCCGCTGTGAGGCTTTAGGGTCGGCAGGCTTGAGCTGTTGTAGACACCTGGATAGACGCGGTCCTCATACGCGATTCGGGTGGCCTCAGTGTCGTCACGTGCTTGCTCGGCGGCGCTCTTTGCGTTCACGGCATCGTCGCGCAATCCTTCCAGCTCTGGCGACGTCACCATGCTGCCTGCGTTGTACCAAGGTGCTCCAACGTTGCCCGTGTAGACCCAGAGTTCGGCATCGATCAAATAGCCATCGCCGATGGTATTGCCAGATTCCGGCAGGTCTTCAACCGTGTCCCGCACTCCTTTTAGCGCAAGGCCCTTCCCGTTCAGTTCGCCCGCTTGCCACTGGGCGTAGAGGCTACCCAGGCTGGCGTTGAAGTTGACGATGGCCTTTGTGGCACTAACCACTGCAGCTTGCGTGGGCGCGATCGCATACTCCGCACCTGCGACCGACTCACCGGCATACGCCTTGGACAGTTGCAGGCGGGTGCTGCTGACGACAGCCAACACTTCGTAAAGGCCGTCCGGCGAGAAGAAGATGCCGCCCGGCAGTGCATTGTCGATCCAGTCCGTGCCCACGCCGTTGACCAAGTCGGAACCGCCGACCATCGTGACGGTCCCATCGCGATACCAATTGCTCATGCTGCAGGCTCCTCGGCAGGCGCTTCAACCTCATACACCGGCGTGGCGCCAGACAGCGCATTGCCCCCGCTGGGGAAGGCGATGATTTGCCGGTAAAACCAGTCGGGCCACGCCGTGCAGTCACCCGTCGGCCGCACCTTGATCTGCGCCGTGATGTGCATGAGCGGGCGCTTGCCGGTATCGAACGCCGCGCGCGAGACGTAGCCGGCCAGCGTGACCGTGCTGCTGCCCTCACCGGCCAGGCTGCAGCCGTACTGGGTGACGACGTGATAGCTGGCCTGGCCGCCGGTGCCGGCGTCTTCGATGGCCTGTTCGAGGGCGATGATAGTGGGCATGGTGTGCATCTCGTGGGAATGAATGGGGTCAGGCGCCACGCTTTTGAATCGTGACGATGAGGGTGATGGGCGTGGCCACCGCCACACCCGTGACCGCGCTGGTGGTCGCGCACGTCACCGTGTGATTGCCAGCGCCGAACTCTTGGATGCCGGCGATGGTCGCGTTGATGCCGGCGTAGGTCGACACGGAACCGCCTTCGGTGTCTTCGCTGCTAATCGCTGCGGAAGGGACCACAAGGGTCGATGCACCCGTAAGGTCGAGGTTCTGGCTGTAGGGCGCGCCCACACTTGTCGGACCTGATCCGATCACGCCTGTGGAGATCGCGCGCCAAACCTGTCCAGCGGGCACCGTGAAAGTCACGAAGGCACTTGCAACGCCCGTCGAGGCAAGCGCCGAGCCGAGTGCATCACCGCCGACTTTCAGCGTGCCGATGTCAGCATCCTTGATCTTGGCGATGTTGATGTAGACGATGCCGCCTTCCACCCGGAACGGCGCTTCGCCGGAAGGGTCGGCCGCGTTCGCCAACACGACGAACCGATCTGCGAAAACAGCCACCTCCGACTGAGCTGTCGAGCCTGCGCTGCCGCTCGACACGCCGATCGACAAGCCAGCCAGCGCGCGCCGCCCGCCCCACCCCGTCACCTCCGTGCGGATCATGTACTGCGCAGCGACATTCCCGTCCAGGCTGGCCAGCGTGTTGGCTTGGGTCTCAACCGAAGCTGACAGCCCCCCCACGCTGGACTGCAGCGTCACCACCTGGGTTCCCAGCGCGCTCGTCTGCCCCGCCCTGACATTGACCTCTTCGATCAGTGCGGCCGATGTGGTTTCCGTTTGCGCGGCCACGATGTCAACACGCGATGCGGTGGCTTCGAGATCGCTGGCGAAGACCTCCAGCCTGGTGCTGACAATCGCCGCGTTGTCCTCAAAGTTCGCCGTCAGGGCTGTGAGCCGCGTGGCAGTTGCCGACACGTCGGTAACGACCACCTCGATCTTCTCGGTCAGCCCAGCGCGCGTGCGGGCAATCTGCTCACCCTTCGCCAGCGACTCCAGCACCTGCAGCGCGTACACCTCATCAAGCTGCGCCTGTACCTTGTTGCGCACGTTGGCGATGACGCTGTCATAGGCGGCGAGCGTGACGGCGGTCGCGTAGCCGGGCGCGCCACGGTTGCCGGCCACGTCGACGGCCACGACCCAGTAGCGGTGGTCGCCGAAGTTCGGCTGCACGGTCACATACTCGGTGGCCTTGGCTTGGCCGATGACCTGCGCTGCGCCCCAGGTCGCGCCCAGCAGAATCTCGTAGTAGTCGATCGGCTGCGTGGTGGTGCAGTCTTCCCAGAACACGCGCACCTGGTTGCGGTTGTTGACCGTCGCGGCGGGCAGCGGCTGCGCAGGCGGAAGGATCTCGATGGTGTCGAAAACCGGCTCCGACCAATCGCCGATCGTATTGTGGTGCGCAGCCCAGACAGCCTGGCTGCCGTCCGGGAACCATCCGAGGTTCGCGCTCGAGGCGCGGCCGTCGAAGAGCACCTCGCCCTCTGCCAGGTCCCACGATGGGCCGCGGCGGATCTGCGTGGCCGACCAGCCGAGCAGGTCGATGCCTGCAGGTTCATCCCAATAGGCATAGATGCCGGTGCGCTCTGCACGCACGTCAAGCCCCAGCACGCTGTCAGGTGGCCCTTCCAGGCCGTGCAGCTCGTGCTGCACGTAGCTCCAGTTGCTCGACGCATACGGCGTGACGAACTGCACGCGCACGACGTACACGTTGTTCACCGCAAGCCCGAGGAGGTAGTGCTCCGTCGCATAGCCTGGCAGATCGATGGTTTGCCACACCAGCGCATCGGAGGCAAGCCGCCACTGCAGGCGCGTGATGCCGGTCTGCAGCACGTACCGATCCAGCGACTGCGCCCACAGCACGAGCAGGCGCACGACCATCACGCCGTCCTGCTGGGCCATGCGCGCTTCGCCGCTCAGTGCGATGAGGTCCAGCGGCGCGGCCGGCTTCAGCATCGGGCTCGGCAGGCTGGTGTTGGGCGCGGCATCGGCGCGAGTTTCGTCGGCCTGGTCGTAGAAGGCCTCTTCGTCTTCCACGCACTGCAGAGCGACTGGCGTGCCCGCCTGGTACGTCCAGTCCTGCACGCGGAAAGGCTTGTTCTCGAATGCGAAGAGCACGCTGCTGACGACGATGCGATCACCCGGCTGCAGGTTCCACGCGAACATCTTCGGATAGATCAGGATCACGAAGCCGCCGCGGCTCTGCTCGACCAGCACCCGCGCGATCTGCTGTGTGCGCACGTGGTTGCCGGTGAAGCTCAGCGTGATCTCGTGGAACTTGTCCTTGACGTCCTGCGCGCGAAACACGGCGTTGACGTAGGGCGTGAAGTCTTCGGTGACGCCGTTGCGCACCGCGTTGACGTAAGTGCCCTTGGCGCCGTTGTAGCGCGCGGTGCCGACGTTACACGTCTGCACAATGCCGATCGGCATGACCATATCGTCATCGGTCAGCGACAGCACCGGCGTGCTCCAGGCGCCGGCCTGGATGCGCCAGACACCGCCCGACTCCAGGCTGAAGCCCACCATCGCGTCTTCGATCTGCTGCCGGGTGCTGTCGCGGTCCTGGTCGCTGCGGAACATGCCGTCGCACGTGTAGCGCGCGCGAGATCCGCCGTACGTCGCCGGGTCGGCGTCAACGGCCGCTTGATCGTAGACGGCGACGTCGCAGGCGTTGGCCGCGGCCACCAACGCATCGAGCTCGAGCTGCGCGGTGCTGGCACCGTAGCCAGCCTCCGACCGAATGAAGTCGGCCAGGCACAGTGCAGGGTTGCGGCTGTAGACGATCTGGCCGGTGCGATCGTCCAGCACCTTCTTACCCCGCAGCTTGACGGTGAATTCCGGCACGCCGCCCTGGAACCTGTCGTGCTCCAGGTTCATCGTGATGACTAGGTAGGTGAAGCCACTCAGCTTGTGGTCGACGGTCCACTGATCGGGGCGAGCAGCGCGCAGGAAGGCGTCCGCCACGTCGACGCCGCCGGGCGACAGGTGGATCTGCACGTTGAGCGCCGCGCCAGAGCCGTCCACCCAATACGTCACCGTGCCCTTGGCACCGACGGGGCCGATCAGGTAGTTGCCGCCAAGGACGTTCGGCGGATAACCTTTGTTGACGATTGTGGACACATCGTCACCGGCTTCGTCGAGCACGCTCTGCACGCCGCTGAAGACCGTGATGCCCGCCGGGAACACCCAGAAGCCGACGCCACTGCCTACGGTGCCGTTCTCGTTCTCGACCATGAACTCCAGCAGCTCATAGGGCGCGGTCATCAGGTTCGGAATGCCGGTCTCGAGCTGGAACTCTGCGCCGTCCGCCCAGCCAGAGGGGTCGAGGTTGCCGATCCAGTCGCCGCCGATGTAGATGGCTTCGACCGCGTCGCATTCGTGCGATGCGAGCAGGAAGACGACGTGCTTGAACTGGTCGCGATCCCCGCTGGTGAGCACCGCCGCCACCGACCCGCCGATGGGTGCGGGCGAGCCATAGACCACGACCCACGGCGAATCCGCGGTCACCAGCGTGGCGGTGCGGTCCTTGAGGTTGGCGGCCTCGGCCTCTGCAGCGCGCTGTGCTGCGGCGCGTGCCTTTTTCTTGGTCTGGATCGAGCCGTAGATGCTGGATGCGAACGAGATGATTGACAGCGCAGTGACGGCCACCGTGATCGCGCTGGCCGCGGCATACCACGCGATGATGGAACCGGTGATGGGGTCGGCGAGGGCGACTGTGCTTGCGCAGGACAACGCAACGAGGGCGACGAAGCGGAAAATCAAACGCGCCATGCAGCCACTCCCGCGCTCAGCGGCTGGAACACCAGGCCATCGTTGTCCGGCACCACGACATTCGCGCCCGTGCACACCCCGAACGTATAGCCGCTGACGCGGCCGATCGGGCGGCCACTCTTCACGAGCACCACGTCACCGCGCTGCGCCATCAACGGGGGCAAGGCAGGCCCCAGGCGCGCCGTGGCCATGTCGGCGAACCCGCCGCCGGCGCGCACCACACGCAAGGCCGTCAGCAGGTTGCGCGCCTCCAGCGGGCCGCACTCCACCCGCAGATCGGCCAGCGGGTCGGCGCCCGTCTTTTCCTTGACCCAGTCCGCGGCGATGTGCGCACAGTCCTGCCGGAAGTACTCGAACGCGATGCCGCGACGCGCGGCGATGAAAGAATCCAGATCCGTGGCCACGCCCTATCCCTTTTTTCGCGCGAGCTCGTTAAGTCGCGCCTGCAGCTTTTTGCTCACCCACACCGCAGGGTTGCCGATGAGGCTCGTGAGGTACTCGAGCCCGCGTTCGCCGGGGTGGCGCGCCTGGTGCTGCACATGGTTCATGCGCAGGGCCGCAGGGTTGCTGCGCACGTCGTAACTGGCCGTGCGGCAATCGAGCTTGATGGTCGCGGTGTTGCCCTCGCGCTCCACCTTCAGCTGGTCCATGACGCCGACGAAGCGCATCACGGGCAGGCCAGCCAGCTGGAAGCTGTTCGGGTCGACCATGCCCACCCACACACGCACGGTGCGGTCCTGGTAGTCCGCCGGATCGCCGAGCGCGAGGGCGCGCGTGCCGAGGTCGACGGGCGACAGTTCAAGGGTCAGCTTTTCTTCGGCGCCGTCTTCACTCTCGTGCAACGGGCTGATGTGGCCGAGGTTGCCGACGCCCTGCCAAGTCGCGCCGAACACGTCGACGCTGATCGGCCAGTTCGTGTAGCGGACGGTCCCGGACCGCAGCTGCAGCTCGACCAACGCGAGTTCGGCGTAGACAGCGGCGCCGGCTGTCGCCTGGAACCCCGAATTCGTGAGGACCGTCATTCCCAGCTCTCCAGGAGATCGAGGCTGAAGCCACCGACCAGCTCGCCCGGATGCATGCCCCAAGTCGTGGATTCAGTGGTGCGGCGCATGAGGCACGTCGGCCGGAGCCAGGCCACCGGTGCACCAGCACCGACGGCGACGCGCAACACGGGCTCGAAGGTGACGGTGATCACGCCGGCGCCATTGGCCACCGCGTCGGCCTGTACGTGCAGCAGCTGGTGCGCCGGGCCCATCGTGGCCTGGCCAACGCCGAAGAGGTCGCCGACCAGCAGCGTGCGCCCAGCCTGCCCCGCGCCGAGGTTGATCGCCATCGTGGCCTGGCCGGCAGCAGCGCCGGCCGCCGTCCAGTTGCCGCGGGCATCGCCCCGAGGTTCAGGCTGCACGGTGTTGTAGACGGCCAGCTGGTTGACCTTGCCGCGCAGGGAATAGATCAGCGCACGCCACACCGCAGCGTCTTCCGGCGTCTCGCGCTCGTTGCCGACAAGTGAACTGACGTGCCGCGATGGCGCACGCTGGATGCTCTGCGTCGCGCCCGTGTCGCTGCCGGGAAACGTCAGGCCGTAGTCGTTGAAGCCGAAGTCCTGACGCAGGATGGACAGATCCTCGGGAAGGTCGATGCGGCTCATGGGATCACCTTCCGGCGCTGGAGGTCTGCGATCAGCCGCTTCTGCGACTCTGCGGAAATGCGCTCCATCTGCACCATGGCCGCAGCGCGGTCCGCCGTTCCGTCGACCTGGAAGACCGGTGCATAGTGGAGCGACAGGCCAGCGGGTGAGCCGACGTCGCCGTGGTTGTAGGCTTTGGGCACAACGGCCTCACCCTCATGGATGACGGCCAGCATGTCCTGCGGGACATAGTTGGTGCCGGTGTCCAGCTTCGCGACGCCCGAGATCAGGCCATCAAGCCCCGCCTGGTCGGCCGCGCTGTACCCCGTGGAGCCAAACCCCAGCGCCAGGCCGAGGCCTTGCAGCGCCGTGCCGAACAGGCCAGAGCCCGAGCCGCCCTGCACCATGTCGCCAAACATCAGGCGGGACAGCTGCGCTGCGCCGGCTTCGGCGACCATGCGCTTGAGCATGTTGCCGAAGCTCTTTTCGATGTTGTCGAAGTTGCCGTCGAGCACGTCGTAGAGGCCATCGCCCAGATAGTCCTGGATGTTCTCGGCACCACGCTTGGCGAACTCGTCGAGCTTCTTCGTCGACTCGTCGAGCTTGGCCTGGGCTTCGCCGTACGCGTTCGCCTCGACGCCCATAGCCCGCGTGAACTGCTCGGCGGACAGGAACCCATCATTCCGCAGCTTGATGAGCTTTTCGAGCTTTTCGTTGTACGACTCCAGCGGGGTCAGCGTCGCGTCGATCACGCGGCGCGCTTCGTTCTGCTGCTCGATGATTCGGCGGTTCTGTTCTTCCTCGTCCTTCTTCGCGACCTTGGCGGTGTCGGCCCGCTCCTTGATGATGTCGACTTCGGCCGCGGTGCGCAGGATGCGCTGCTTTTGTGCTTCGCTGACGTTGCCGCCTTCGGCGCGGATGCGCTGGATCTCGGTCAGCGCCATCTCGACCTGGCTCAGTTCCTTGGTTTTCTCCAGCTGCTTGTCCAGGCTCTCGAGGTAACGCTGCACCGCCGCTTCGGCATCCTTCGCCTTCGCACCGCCGCCCGACGGGATCGAGGGCGCCTGCGTCTTGCCGCTCTCGCGCTGGAAGCGGCGCGACACTGCATCGTTCGCGTCGGCCGGGTCGACGCTGGACAGCGCGTCGACGCGCTGCCGCACCTTTGCAACCTCGAGGTACTGATTGAGCTCGGCCAGCTGCTTCTTGCGGGCCTGATTGGCGAGCTCGACGTAGGCCGGGCCGCCGACGTTCTGCGCGGCCGCACCATCGATCTCCTTCTGCACCTTGTCGCGTTCGGCCATGAGGCGCTTCACGTCGGCGCCGGCATCCAGCGACATCTTCGAGAAATTCGGGTCGAGGAAGCCGAGCGCTAGGTCCTTCACCACCAGGCCGACGGAGCCAATTTTCTTGATCTCGATGTACTGATTGAGCAGGTTGTTCAACGACTTGAGCAGTGGCCCGCCGATCGACACCGAGGCGGCCTGCGAAGCGAGCTCGAGGCGCTTGAGGTTGTCGTTGAAGTTCGCGGCCTCCTTGGCGAGGTCGCCGCCGTAGATGGCGCCCAGCTGCTCGGCTTCGTTGCGCAGATCCGCGATGCCCTTGCGGCCCAGGTTGAGCAGCGGGATCATCTCCGCGCCGGACTTGCCGAAGACCTTCTGTGCCAGTGCCGCCTTGCCCGCGCCATCTTCGTACGTAGCGAACCTGTCGGCCAGGTCGCCCAGGACTTCGTCCGTGTTGCGCAAGGTGCCGTCGGCGTTCTTGTACTCGACGCCCAGCGTCTTGAACGTGCTGATCGCTTCCTTGTTGCCGCCGGCGGCCTCGCCCATCAACTTGGCGAGACGGCCGAAGCCGCTGCTGAGCGCCTCGATAGGCGTGCCCGCCACCTCGCCCGCATAACGCAACTCGCTGAGTTTCTCGACCGTGATGCCGGTCTTTTCGCTCATATCGTCCAGGCCGTCGAGCATGTCGATCATGCTGCGGCCGTAGGTGACGACCAGCGCGCCGCCCAGCGTAGACCCGACGCCGGCAAGGCCGCCCTTGAGCGCGGTCGCCTTGCTCTGCAGGCCGTCGAAATGCCGGCTGACCGCAGCGAATGCGGCAGCCGACCTGTCTTGTGCGGTGAGGAGGATCTCTGCCTTGGTGCTCACGTCAGTTCCTGCGATTGCGCCTGTTGAGCACCTTCACCTGCTTGACGATGTCGGCGCCCTTGGCGCCCTTGGAGGCAGCGGGCGGTGGTGGCGCCCAGGGGTCCGGTGCGATGAAATGCGCGGCAACCCACGGCTTGCCGTCTCGCCGCGTGCTGGCACCCTGCATCGCCGCGGCCAGAGCCTGCGCGTGCCGCACACGCTCGGCCCGCGTGCCCCACCCTTCCCTCGCGTACATGACCTGCCATTCCCCAAACTCCTCTGCGGACAACCGCTCGCCCAGTTCTTCGACCGTTGAACCCAGATCCCGCGCTAACTCGAAGGCAAATCGACGCGCGGGCTGGGCAGTGAGTTTTTTGTGGCGAACTCCACGTCGTCGCCGTTGAGCCGCATCGCGACGTTGAAGACATGAAACACCTCGGCGCGATGTGTCCCGCCAAGGTGGTCCCACTCGACTTCACTCATCAGAGGCTCGCCAGTGGAGGGGTCGACGACAGCGTGGTGCAGGAGCCGCGCCACGATCTGGGCGCCGGCGCGGGCATGCGCCTGGTCCTCGGTTTCCCCCTCGAGCTGCTTGCGACATGCGAGATGCAGCCGGTCATTGGCAAGCCGCCGAGACATGAGGAGACCGCGCACCAGGAGGTTGCCGCCGAGCGCAGGGAAAGGGACTTCCTCCTCCGGCAGTTGCGGCACCTTGACCTGGTCGCGTGACAGTGCGGCCATGTTCAGGAACCCGCGTAGGCTTGCAGCCAGCCACGCACGTCGAGGCTGACGGGCGTGGTCACAGCGGCACCGGCGGCACCGCCTGGCGACAGCGACGTACTGGGCTGCGCGGTGAAGAGCACGATGGTGCCGTCGGGAAAGCCGAAGCGCACGACCAGCAGCTTCTTCGCGCGCGACGCGGCGCGGAAGGCCTGGAGCGCCGGGTCTTCGACATCCCACAACGAGCCCAGCGCATACGACAGCGGCGCTTCCTTGCCGGCGATGTTGAAGTCAGGCCGCTTGTGGATCGTGCTGATCGTGGTCTTGGCCGCGTCGCCGCCGCTGGGCGTGACATCGGTGATCGTCTCGGCGGAAACACCGAACGTCACTTCGGCGGCGCTGCCGGAGATGAAAGCGCCCTTGAATTCGGTAGCGTCGATGTCCTCGAGCTCGAAGGTGTCGGCAGTGACCGCGCCGACGCGGACGGCCGCATAGTCGAGCAAGCCGAAGCCCTTGATACGCAGAAGCACAATCTTGCCGACGACGAAGCCATGGTCATCCGAGGTAGCAACCGCGGGGTTGGTTTTCGTGATGCCCGTGATGACCTTGGCGGCCGCGAGGGCGGTCTGTACATCGACGTCGACGTCAGACCAAATTTGAACAGTCATGGAGAGCTCCAGTTAAAGGGCGGTTTCCGGCGCATCGCGCCGGGTGGTGTAGGTGAAGCGCCAGAGCTGCTCGCGCAGGGCCAACGCGCGATCGCCTTCACCGCTGAAATTCATGCGAGATGCGGCAATGGCCGAGCGGCCGGGCTTTGGATGGGGGAAGGTGCGCGCGCCGAGCACCAGCTCGACCTCCAGGCCGAGCGCGCGGGCGTTGCGGCCGTAGTCGGTGGCATGCGCCACGACGCAGGACACAAGAACGCTGAAGACGCGCTGCACGCTGCCGCTGACGGTTTGCGGGTTCACGTCTTCGCCCTGCGGTGCTTCCTCCACCAGGAGGGCCGGCAGCTCGATCGCTTGCAGCGGGTCGAGGCGGTCGAGGAACACACGGGGGCCGGCCGCGGTTCCCGCGGCCTTGAGGGCTTCGACGATGCCGTCGAGGATCTGTTGCTGCACGTGTGCCATGTCAGGCCCTCCGCAGACGCAGCACCTGCCAGCCAGTTCCGTCAGGTTGCGGCTCGACGACGCTGTAGAGCGCGCCGCGGATCAGGAAGGTGTCGCCCATGGCCGCCAAAGGGAGATCGGCAACACTGCACTGGACCGATGGCTCGGCGCCGGCAGCCATGCCATCTAGCTGGGCCTGATAGCCGTTGTCGAAGATCACCGCGACCAAGCGCGCCGCCGGCTCCGCGACGGAGGTGTAGAGCACCTCCTCCGCGAACTCGGCGGTGCTCAGGAAGGCCGACATGTCTTCGACTAAGGCCATGTCAGACAGTCGGCGGCACAGGAGCCGCAGAAGGTGCAGGTGGCGCCGGTGGCACAGGAGCCGCGGGAGGTGCAGGTGGGGCCGGCGGTGCTGGTGGCACCGGCGGTTGTGCAGGCGTCTGCACTGGCTTCTCGACCGCTTCGGCGAGGTGCTTCGGCAGATCGCCGTCGACCCGGAAGGTTTCGCCGGCCTTGAACTCGATGCGGCCCTTGACCCGGTAAACGGACTTGCCGCTCAGCGGTTCGATCGCATGAGCGCGCGCGGCCGCCTGTTCCTTGGTGAGCTGCACGACCACGCCGGGATTGATACCGACGGGCGCGATGGCTTTGTAGCTTTTCATGGTGCGTCTCGCTTCGGCTGATGGTCAGGTCAGCGTGGTGAGTGCGGCACGCTGCCAGTAGCCATAGCCGACGTTGCGGATCGCCTTGACGCCGTACTCGTGCTTGTCTTCCTTGAACTCCAGCTCCGAGCCTTCGGCGATCGCCTTGATCGTCACGCCCTCTTCTTCCTGGCGGATCATTGCCTTGGTTTCGGAGTCGGTCCGGAAGGTCATGAACTTCGACGTCCAGGGCAGGCGCGCGCTGGTGGCCATCTTGATCGTGAAGCCGCCCAGGCTGCCCACGGTCAGGATGGAGTTGCTGCGCGACGTACCGCCGTCGACGATCACTTGCGCGCCCAGCGCCGCGGCCGTGGGAGCCATGAGGCTGATCGGGGTCATGACCAGGAACTCGCGGGCCTCTTCGTTCATCGGCTCGCCCTGGTCGTCCTTGAACGCCAGCAGCGCCTCGATGCTGCGCAGGATGGCCGTTTCCATCTCACCACCGGTGGGCGCCAGGGGGTTGGCCGCGTCGAAGGTCAGATCGTTGCTCTGCGGGCCGCTGTCGCCTTCGGCGTGGTCCACGTCGAAGAAGTACTGACCGTCGTAGCAGACGGCGCTTTCAGCGTTCACGAGGAAGCCGGCCAGCAGCTTCGCCCAGTGGCTGTTCGTGCGCTGCGCGAGTTCGCGGACGCGGACCATGACCTGGCCCGTCTTGTCGCGACGGATGTCGTCGACCAACACTTCGAGGGTAGCCTCGAACTTCTTGTTGACGATGGTCAGGCCGTTCTCGCGCAGGCCCTTGGCCTGGCGACCGCCGATCCATTCGCGCATGGCCGGCGAGGTGCCAAGCCACTTGTAGGTTTCCGATTCCTGGTCGGAGTCGAAATAGTTGGAGATGGCTGCGATCCAGGACGCACCGAGGTCCTGTTCGAGCTTGTTGTAGTACTCGCCGATGATGGCGCGGCTGGAGAGCGAAGAAGCACCCATGATCTTGGTCCTTGATAAAAGTGAGGGTCAGGCCTGGCCGGTGCTCAGACGTCGCCGGCGGCGCGCGCCACGGTCTCGGCAGCGAGGCTGGCATCGAAGGCAACGACGCACACACCGCTCTCCACCCAGCGGGAGACGCGGCCGATGGGCGAATTAGCGCCAGCGGTGAGGGTGAAGGTGTCGTCGTCGCTGGCGTAGACGACCGGGCCGTCGTTGGCGGTGATCGCCGCGGCGCCGGTCACCGGGATCTGCACCTGGCCGAAACGCTTCACACGTACGCGGCGATCGCCGGCGGCGCCGAGGCTGTTGTCGACGACGGATTCGGCAAAGCCGAGGAAGGGGTCACCCGCGACCAGCGGTCGTGCAAAGCCTGCGCCGTTCTCACCGACTGCAGCACCTTCGTAGATGACGTCGGCGGCGACCATCGGGTACTCCTGAATCGAGCCGAGTTCGTAGGGCCGCGGCTTGTTCACTGCCAGCGTGGCCATCGACAGGGCCGCACCGGGTACCAGCGAGTCCGAGAAGAAGTGGCCGAGCAGGCCGACCACATCGGGCAAGGCGCCATGGGCATGGGCAACGGAAGCCACCATGGCGGCGGCGGCGAAGGCGGCGGCGCAGATCACGCCGATGGAGCGAAGAGATTTCTTCATGATGTTTGCGTGGAGTGGATGGATGGGTGAGCTAGTGGTCAGCTCTTCTTCATGACCTTGGCGCGGCCTGTCGCAGCGGCCTTGCTGTAGGCCGTGTACGAGCCCAGGCTGCCGAACTCGGCCTGCAGTTCTGCCGACGCTTCGTACTCGGCCTTGCAGCGCGCTTCCAGCGGCAACTTGGCATTGGCTTCCTCGAGCGCCTTCTTGCGGGCTTCCTCGGTGGTGGCCACCGGGTTGAGGGGCGTTTGAGCCACCGGGTTCGGCGCATCGCCGCTCAGGTCAGCTGCCTGACCCTGACGCACCTTCTTCTCAGCAGCCAGCACCTTCAGGGCAGCGTCGCCGCCCGTGGTCTTGCCGTCGAACTTGAGTGAAGCGATCAACGCTTCGTGGCCGGGGATCAGCGCGCCCTCGATCGCCTGGATGCGCGCGCGTTCGTCGGAGGCGCCGAGTTGGCGGCCTTCATTGAGGATTGCCTGCAGGAGCTCGGGGCTTTCGGCCGCGAGCGTTTCTCGTGTGATCATGGAAGAAGCTCCAGTTGGGGGTAAAGAAATCGTGCGGTTGGGTGCGTTGCTTGCGCGGTCGCGGTTGAGCTGCTCGACCAGCGCTTCGAGGGTGAACACGCCGTCCACCAAGCCCGCATCAATGGCCTGCTGCCCGATGAACACACGGCCGTCGGCCATGTCTTTCAACACCTTCTCCGTCGAGACACCACGATGAGAGGCGATGTCCGCGACGAAGAGCGAATACATGTAGTCGACGCGCTCCTGCAGCGTGTCTCGACCCGCCTCGGTCAGAGGGCCATACTGGCTATCGATGCGCTTGAACTTGCCGGCGAAGATCTCGGTCGTCTTGATCCCGGTCATTTCCTCTTTGCGCGACACGTCGACGTGCGTCGCAAGAACACCGATCGAGCCCACAGCTGTCGTCACGTCGGCGATGTAGACCCGCTCGCCCGCGGCGCCGATCCAGTACCCGCCGCTGGCCATCACGCCACTCGAATGGGTAACGATGGGCTTGGTGGTCCGCATCGAGCGCACCAGGTTGGCAAAGGTCTGAGTGCCGTCGACGGTGCCACCTGGGCTGTCGATGGCCAGGATCACGCTGTGCACGGATGGATCGGCAATGGCAGCGCGCAGATCGCGTGCAGCCAGCTCGGTGGACACGCCGCCCGAGATTTGCATGAACATGTTCGCCCGCTTCGCGATCACCCCTTCGAGCGGGAGGATGGCGACGCCGTCGACGACGTCGAACCCTTTCGGCTCGTTCGCCATCGGGCGCCCGAGCCGCGCCTCGATGGCGCTGATGTCCATCTGCTCGCCGCGCAGATGCGACGAGTAGATAGCCTGGATCTCGAGCAGCTTGGCTGGCTCGATAGCCCATGGCGCGGTGAGTACGTCGAGGAGTTTCATTTAGGCACTGTGTGAATCAGTGCCGCGACTGTCCCAAATTAAGTTTGTCGCAAATAGGGCAAATTGCGACGACTTTGAAAATTACTCGACGGCCGCTGCTTCCTCTTCGTCCTCTTTGGCCTTTGTCTTTGTGCCGTCTGGCTTCGGCTCCGGCTGTACCGGGCTGCCGCTGGGCGCGACATAGGTGCCGTCGCGCTTCTGCGCCGTGATCTCGGTCACACGCTGCGCGTGCTTCGTGCTCCACGGGATGCCGTCGTGCAGGATGCTCTCCGCATCGAGCGTGCTGATCTCCATGTCGACGCGCTTGCGGGCAGCATCGACTTCTTTCTGCGGGTCGATGGAGCCTGGGCCATCGCCCGTCCACACCGCTTTGCACCAGGCGGCACGCACCAGGTCATTGGCGAAGAAGCCAGGTGCGGCAATGCGGCCCGACACAACCTCATGTTCGAGCCACACTTCGGCCGTTGGCTGGCAGAGATAGGTGACCGAATGGTCGCGGCGCGTGCGGAAGAACTTCCAGGCCATCAACAGCGCCCCTCGCGCCGCCGTGTAGCTGCTCTGGAAATGCATGATCAGCACCTCGAACGGGATCTCGAGTGCGACGCCGATCTGCCGCAGACAGGCCAGCACGAACGGATCGAACTGCGGGTTGGGCCGGCCCGGCGTGTGCGATTGGATCTCTTCGCCGGGCAGCAGGTGCACCGCCTTCGACGTGCCGAGCTCGCCGCCGCCCACCTTGCCATCCCAGCTGCCTGCCTTCTTGACGACGGTATCCTGCGCCTCTTCGTCGAACAGTTCCCCGAACGCCTCGGCGTCCATCTTGACGAAGAAAGTGAAGATGGCCGAATCCACCGCGGCCTTGAGCTCGGCATCGGTGTAGCGACTCAGCTGCTTGAGCGGCTCCAGCACGGGCGCAATCCATGGCACGCCACGCACCTGGCCAGGCCGCAGCATCTTGAACAGGTGTAGCACGTTCTGGCGTCCGGTCTTGGAGCCGCGCATGGCGACGCGCGTCCAGCTGTTGACCACCTGGAAGTCGCCGGGATGCTGAGCGGCCACGTGGATGGCCAACGTCTCACCCGTTTCCGCCGAGATCTCGATGCCGTCGATCAGCGTCGCCGTGTCGCCCTTGCGGTCTGGGTTGCAAACGCGATCGGCTTCGATGGTCTGGAGAGCCAGCTGCGACGGCTTGCCATTGCGCACCACGAGCGGCGTGAGGACGAAGGTGTCGCCACTCTCCAGCATCGAGCGGAATGCGAGCTCCTGGATGCCGTAGAAGTTCAAGCGCCGGCCGAGGTCGCAATCGACGGAATTTGCCCACACATGAAACCGACGCGCGACATCGGCATTCCACTCGTCGGCCTCTTCCTTCGTGAGCCCCAGCACTGCTGCATCGATGGCCGGCGTGTACGTCAGGCCCGTGCCGATGACATGGCTTACCGTCGTGTTCATCGCCCCGACCGCGATCGGCGCGTTGCGCATTTGGTCGCGACTGCGCGCGCGCAGGGCCGGCAGGTCGCCGATGATGTCGGACGTGGGCGAGCCACCGTTGACGCGCCAATTTGCCAGGCTAGCCTTGTCGATCCGCGCGCCCGTGTAGCCACCCGCCAATGCGAGCTGGCCGCGATGCGCAAGCCGCTTGCTCCCAGCCGCCGGCGAGAAATAGGTGATGAACTTGTCCAGCAGGTTCTGCTGCACCAGCGGGTTCTTCTTGAACTTGTCGAGTGTGGTGGTCATATCAGCGGCTGATGATGGTTCGGGTACGGCCGCGGCCAGAAGACGCCGCCTGTGCGACGGAGGCGCGCTCCGACCAGATCTCGACGCCCTTTTGGATATTGGCCAGGTCGGCATAGGTGAGCTTTCGCCCAGCGATTTCATAGGACTGCTTCAACAGCACAGCAGACTCGGCAGCGAGATACAGAGCAAGCTGCTGCTTCGCAAATTCAAGGGTGATAGCGGGCATAGGGGACTCCAGTTGCAGCGCAGTCTATGAACGATGCGCTGTCGCAAATAGGGCAAATTGCGACGGCTTTAATTGCCGCCCCTTTTCATGAGGCGGTAGAGCGTGGCGCGATCGATGCCGTGCTTCTGTGCGACCTCCTCCGTCGGCATTTGGCTGAGGCCGTCGACGAAGGCGCGGCGACGCTCCTCCGGGTTCAAGCGCTTCTGCTTGCCCTTGGCGATGAACCAACGTCGGCCACCGAACTCCTCGCGCACCTCGACCTCCACCTTCTTGATGACGTCGGGGCCGAGCTCCGGCGCTGCCAGCGCAACCTGGCGCAGGATCTCGCGCACGACGTCGACGTCGTCCTGTGCTTCGCGTGCGCTGCGGACCCTCATGAACCTCGCCTCGTGCCCGACAGGGAGATGCGGCCACGCCCACCGGACCGCGGCATGGACGCTGCCACCGGCGGCGGCACATAGGGCGCGGGCGCGGCGACGGGTGGCACGCTGGTCAACACTACGGGCGGCGCCGGCGGTGCGGCCGCTGGGCGTGGAGTGACAGCAGCCTCCGCAGTCGCCGGCACCAACTGGGGAGGAGGCAGCGCGAACAGATCGGAGTTGGCTGGCTGCACTGCCTCTTCCAGGCGCGCCCACATCTTCTCGGTGTAGACATGCAGCGCCAGGCGGTGCACACAAAACATCGCGTAGACCGTGCAGTCCAGGACCTCATTGCGGGCGTGGTTGACATTCACCCACCGCGTTTCCATACCGCGCTTCGTCCGCACTGGCACGCGCGACTCGGCGGTCAGCTGCTGATAGAAAACATCCGACAGGTGCACGCTGAAGTGGACGAAGCCAGCACCGCTGCGCTCGAGCTGGAGGCGGCCGTGCAGCAGATCCTTCGCGGTGTCGGCGCCGACATACCAGAGCTTCACGCCCCGCTTGATCTTCTTCCCCTTGTAGTTGACGTCCTGCAGGGTTGACCGGCCGCCGACGGGTGTGCCGGGCTCAGGATCTCCGCGCGCGGCGAACACCTTGCAAACGCGCCGCGTCTCGCGCGTACGGCAGAAGTTGTAGCCCTGGTGGGTGAAGTGACCCATCATGTCGATGGCGGCCGCTTCGATGTGCATCACGGTGCCGCATGCGTGCTGGAACGTGGTGAGCAGGTAGGGATCGAGCTTGGACTCCCACTCCTGCGGATCTGCCGGGTCGGCCGGGATGACGGCGTAGTCGACCACCCACATTTCTTCACCGCGGCCGATCGCCCAGACCACGACCTCGAACCGATTGGCCTGCACGTCGACGCCGGCGACCAGCACCAGGCCGCCCATGGGCACCGTGCGCAGCAGGTAGTTCTCGGCGCGCTGCTTAAGCAGGTGCACCTCGGTCTTCTCGGCGTCGTCGTCTTCCCAGACCTCGCCGAGCGTCTCGTTGACGAAGCCTTGCAACGGCCCTTTGTCGCCGGCGCGCCGCTTGACCATCGCCTCGAGGAAGGCCGTGATGATCGACGCCCACGTCGCCTGTGGGCTGTACGCCGTCCAGATCTTGAACGCGACGTGTCGCGGCGGCTTCGTGACCTGCCCGCGATCGTCACGCCAAGTGCGATCCAGGCCGAAGCGCCAGAGCCCGCACTCGCTGACCCATACGCCGCGCGTCCACTGCCGCAGGTAGTCCGCCTGGTCGATGTGGCCATGGCAGTGCGGACACTGATGCGTCACGCTGTCCGGGTTGGCGCTGTCGAACATCATGCCGTGCGCAGCGGGTCTACCGGCGGCGAGATTTTTCAGATCGAACGTCAGCGGGTGTTCGGCATCGCAGTGCGGGCAGGCGATGTGGAAGCGCATCCGCGCTTGCGCAGCCAGGGTCCGCGCCTGGATGTGGCTCATGCCGCCGATGCGCGGCGTGCTGCCAAGGATGTGCTTCGGAAACGTCGCGCCCTCGAGGCGCTTCTTTGTCAGCGTGTGCGGGTCGGAGCTCCGCTCGATGGTCTGGTCGAAGCCATCGATCTCATCGACCTTTGCCGACGCGACCGTGATGCGTCGATAGTTCTTCGCAGCCTTGCCGCCGCGCAGGTGCAGGATGCTGCCCAGGAAACGCTTGTGCTGCAGCGTGTTGTCCTTGCTCTTCGCCAGGAAGGCCGGGAACACCTTCCGCATCACGCCCACGTCGCGCAGCATGGGTTCGAGTTCGGTTTTGCAGAAGTCGTCGCTGTCGCCGTCTGTCGGCTGCCAGAGGGCCTGGTTGCGCCGCTTGTGGTGAGCGTCGTAGGCGATGTCCGCGAGCAGCATCTTCGTGTAGCCAACACGCGCCGACTTGTAGACGTCGACCTCCTCGATTCGGTCGTCGCTCATCGCGTCCATGATGCCGGGCTGGAACGGGTAGGCCTCCCATTTCTTTTGCTGCTGCGACGACTCGGCCGATAAGTAGAAGTGCTTGGCCGCCCATTCGGACAGCGTCAGCGGCGCCTCGACCTTGAGCGGCTTCAGGCCCTCCCGCACTGCGCGATGGATCGCCGCAGCGCACTCGGGCGAGATGCTGTTGATATCGGTCGGGTCGAAGACGGCGGACATGATCAGGCCGGGTCCTCTTCGTCTTCGACGATGTCGTCGTCGCCCACGCCAGGCAGTTCGGCTACTTCCAGTTTCGACGTCGCGTCGGCCCATCCGTTGCGCGCAGCGGCGACCGTTCGCGCGACGGCTTCGCGAGCCTCATCGGGCATGTCAGGCGCCACGCGGTGCAGCAGGCCGGGCAGCGCCTCGAGCTGCGTGCTGACCGACTGGCTCGCCGTGGCAAGCACCGCAGTCAGGACGCCGATCGGCGCGAACTCGCGGCGCGAAACCGCGTTCTTCAGCGCCTGCGCGATCCGCTGTTCGCGGGCAAGCTGGGCGCGCTCCTGCACTAGCGACAGTTCGCCGTCGGAGCCGCGGCCCGCGGCCTGGGCGCGCAGGCGGCCGCAGTACGCGAGCAGCCAGGCGCCGGCCGATGCACCTTCGGGCAGGTGACCCGAGCGGACCAGGTCGGAGATCGCCTGCTGCGAGATGCCGACCAGTTCGCCGAACTGGGCCTGAGTCATGACCGCCGACAGATCGACATTCACCATACAACCCCCTTAGGAGAGTTGGCGAGTAGCGCGTGGCCAGGCTTCGAATTACCCGTGGTGGCCCGACGGCTGGCAGGACCCAGATGGGGGGGGGTCGATGCACCAAAATGGCGCAGATCGGACGAAAAACCGGGATGGATCACGATGCGGCCTTCGTGGGACGGGCAGACGCGAGGGCGCGGGCATATTCGCGGTCGAAGTGGCCTGGGAACTGGCGCTGGACCGTCGCTTCCGCGATCTCGAGGAAGGGATAGCGCTTGCGATACCGCACGCCCGAGACGAACAGCAGCACGGGCAGGACGACGGTGTGCGTCGCACCGAACTCCATGCGCACCCACACGCCCCGCTCCAGGTGCTGCACCTTGCGGCCAGCCTTCCACGAGCGACGGCCGAAGGGGCGGGTGCCCTTGCCCGTGCTGAAGAAGTAGCTCTCGCGGGCACGCTTCGCCTTGCTCCGCTTGCTGCCCGTGGCGTTGGCATCGAAGCCCGACACGTTGAACGCTTGGAGCTGGCTCAGTATCTGGACGATCTGCCCGCGGCTCATGTTGCCGTAGCTGTCGAGCTTGGCACCTGCGCCAGGCACAACGCGCTCATTGGCCTTGAGCAGGCCCCGCTGCATGAGCAGCTGCTCGAAACGCTTCTGCGGGCGACCACCGCCTTCGATCTGCGGCATCAGGAAGTTGGGGCCGTAGTAGTCCTTGAGCCACACGCGGGCGGTCAGGTCGGTCTTCTTCGCCGGCTTCAGGAACAGCGCATTCAGCGTGAACGGCGTGGGTCGGTCGAAAGCCGACTGCATGCCCTGCTTCTCGTCGGCCCGCACGTCCTGGGCGGTGCGCGTGAGCGCTACTGCGGTGGCGTACGTGGCCTGCTTTTCGTTCTCGCGCATGGCAGCCTGGGCGCTGGCGAAGTTGTCCCGCACGTCGATCCTCATGACGCGACCCCTGGTGCAGACGTTTGCACCCCTGCAGGCTGCAGCATGAAGATGGCGAAGGTGCAGCCGTGGAAGAGCGCGTACCGCTGCATGTCGGCCACGGACGAATCCGCGGGGAACGGCACGCCGGCGACGTGCCCTCGCTCCATCGCATAGAAGACGCCGGGTTCCTTGTCGACCGTGGCGCGGCGCAGGCAGGCATTGACATGCTCCTTGCCCCATTCGATGCGCTTGGTGGCGATCCACTGCGCCGTCTCTGGCATGCGTTCACGCAGATCGACCGGTTTGGCTGGCTGATTCATTGCTGCACTCCTGTTGATCGGGAGGGGGCTGGACAGGGGGTGGGCGCTCGAAACCCGCGTGGCCCCTGCATTTGCCCACCTGCCCACCCTGTCCAACAGGTGTGGGTAAGCCGCACCCGCACGAGCGCGCGCGCAGACACGCGCCCGCCTGTCTGCGCGCACACCCATGTGTGAGCAATGCGCGCCGATGGGGTGGGCAGGTGGGCAATCCGCAGAATTCCTATAGGAATCAACGACTTGCACTGCCCACCCCCCATGGGCAAGGGGTGGGCAGGGTGGGCAGCGGCGGGGGCGTCAGGACCGAACACGCAAACGCGTGCACGGGGCGAGACCGATCCGCATGGCAAGCTG